GGGCCAGTAGCTGGCGATGGCTGGGTGCAGGTTGCGCCAGACCCGCTTGACGGTGTCGCTGGCCACAAAGGCGTCGCGGCTCAGGTCGAAGGTGCTGCGCCCTTGCTTGACGGTCCAGTCGTAAAACCCTGACGCCTCGTTCAGCGCCCAGCCTGGGGCGATGGGCAGCACCTGGCGGGCCAGCTCCTCGATGTCGAAGCGGTAGGTGGCGGCGCCGGTGATGAAGGCGCCCACGCCACCCTCATAGCCCAGCATGAGTTCCTGCACCTTGCCGATCTGGCGCTGGTCTTTGGTGACGTTGTCGGGGGAGCCGCCGAAGGACTTGGCATAGGCCAGCTTGTACAAGTCGGGGCCTTTGCCTTCGTCGAAGTTGCGGAAGGCCTGCAGCTTCCACTCCTCGCCAGCGAGCCAGGCCTGGTCGCGGCCCTCGATGTTGGACAGGTCGGCCACCACCAGCTTCTTGCCGGGGGGTGCCACGATGCAGCTGCGGATGGCGGAGCTGGTGAGCTCCATGACGTTGTCCACCACCAGGTCAGCGCAGCCTGCTTTCAAGGCGTCGATGCCTTGGTCGATCTGGTGCTGCTTGAGCACAGGCCTTGGTAGGTTTTGCGGTTGGAACAGGCGACCAGCCCAACGGCCGGTGCGGGCTGCACCATTGAACTGGAGGGTGCCACGGAGGCGGCCGTCGGCGCTGGTGCCGTTAAGCAGGGTCTTGTACTTGCTGGTGCTGGTGGTGCTGGCCTGGAGCCTGATGTTCAGCAGCTCCTTCAGCTCGACCGGCAGGTCGGGGTCGGCGATCCTGCGCTCGAGGGTGGCCATCTGCATGTCGGGCAGGTCGATGCCGTAGGCCTCCAGGATGTGCAGCAGCAGTGCGTCGCGCTGGGTGGTGCTGGCCACCTGGCCGTCGGTCATCTCTACGGTGCGGCTGGCCAAACCGGTCTGGGCCAGTGCGACCGCGTCGATGGCGCTCTTCACCAGATCCATGTCGATGGCCACGCCACGGTCGTTGATGCGCTGGTCGAGGTGCCACAGGTCCAGCTCGGTGCCTGTGTAGTTCCACTGCGGCAGGCGCTTGTGCACCTCGCGCATGGCCTCGATGTCCAGGGCGGCGTACTCGACAAACTTGGCCCACTCGGCCGGGTGGGTCTCGCGGGTGGCGCGGCGGATCTTGCTGGTGGCTGGCCGGGGCTTGCAAAAGAGCTGAATGAACTGGCGGCCCTGCTTGTCCTTGGCCTTGTCGGTCGGCACCTGCAGGATGTCGCACAGCACCCCCAGGCCACCGGGCAGCCCGTGGCTCAGGGCCTGCACCATCGTGTCGCGCCAGCGGTGAACCGGTGGCGTACGTTTGCCCCAGACATGGCGCATGACGGTGCGGTCGAAGTGGCTGTTGTGGGCCCAGACCTCGATGGCAGGGTTGCCCAGGTGGTAGGTCATCAGGGAGTCGATCCCGTCGGCGCCCACGTCGCGCACTGTCACCGGCCCGTCGTCCAGCGCCCACGCGCACAGCATGATCTCGGCGCCCGCAGCGTAGACGTGGGTGCCCTGGGTGATGGGCACCTCGCTGTAGGTTTCAAAGTCGATCCAAAGTTTAGTCATGCTGTGCTTTAAAAAATGAGGTAGCCGATTGCCCTGAATCTCCCCTTCGTGCTTTCCACCGCGCGGGGTTTTGTGCATGCCGTCAGCGCATATGCAAAGGGGGCTGACGGTTAGCATTCGGGGCCTTGTTCTCGCCAGGCTGGCGGTGAGGTAGGAGGTGCGCGGTCCCTTTGTTCTCTAGTGTTTGATGTCGATGTCGGTGACGCCGGCCTCAGCCTTGGCCGACTGCAGCATCGCTGCGGCCATCGTCTGGGCGGGGGTGGGCGGGGCACCCTCGACGACGCCGTCGAGGTAGACCTGCACGTTGACCATCCCGTCAGGCTGGTCGGCAAAGGTGATGGCGATGTTGGCCATCAGACCAAGGCATCGGCGTCGCTGCCTGCACTCACGTCGTCGAAGTCGTCATCGGAAGGGGCTGCGGCCCCGAACGCATCACCGTCGGTGGCGAACTGGACCACCGAGAACGAGGCACGCACGCCTGAGTTCTCGCCGCTCTGGCAGTAAATCTCCACCTTTGCGTTGACGTAGCAGCCGCCGTAGGGTTTGCCGTCTTCGCTGGTCAGTGGCGACTTGTCGCGGTCGATGATCAGCGGACGCGACAGCTTCGCCGACCGGTGGCTGGATAGGACCCACATGCCTTCGGTCTCTGGGTTACCTTTAATGTTGCCGTCCACATAGCAGTACTTGTTGCCCTGGCCGACCATCCCTCTGAGGGTGGCCGCAGCTTTGGCGCCCCAGTCGCTCTTGGCCTCGGCTTCAATGGCAGCGCGTACTGCGATGTCTGCGGGGCTGTTTGGCTCGATGATGAAGGCTGCGCTCCAGCGTGGCTTGTTGTCACCGGGTGTGAATTCCCGGGCTTTGAACAAATTAGGGTAGGAGAGGCGAACGTTTTTGAGGATGAGATCCATGATTTACTTTCAGAGTTAAAGAAGGTCGGTTGCGGTCATGTCAGCAAAGTCATCCGCCACCGCTGACATGACCAGTGCGGGGCGTTTATCGAACTCGGGGGCCACCGAGGGGCGACCCTCGGACTGGGTGATCAGGGCCTGGACCTTGGGCCACTGGCGCGGGCCAATGATCTCGGCCTTGGCCAGCTTGTCGGCGGATGTCGGGCTGATGACGCTGTAGTCGTACATCTGGTCGTGCGGCACCCGCATCGACTTGAGCAGTGCCTCGGCTACCGCCTTGTCGCCCCAGGCACGGTTGCCGCGCTTGCCTTGCACGACCTTGTAGCCAGGCACCGGCACGCCAGCGAAGAGGCGGGACTCAACCTCGGCGCGGATGGCCTTGAGCCAGCCCTCGATCAGGTCGGCCTTGCTCATGGCCTCGGCCAGCAGGCCAGCGTCTTCCACCCCCGGGGTGTGAGGCTTGGGTTTGATGGTCTCGAAGCAGTCCAGCACATCTTTGCGCAGGGCGGGGCAGGTGGCCTGGGCCTTGCAGAACTTGCAGCCCTTGGTGGTGGGTTTGAGCGCGGCCTCGGCCCACTGTGTAGCTTTAGCTGCTCGCGCTACCTGGTCGCCAAACGCCACCAGCTCCTCGACCGTCTGGGTCCACTCGGACACCGCGCCCAACCGGGGCTGGTGGATCACCATCCGCACGGTCTTGAAGTCACCGACCAAGCTGAACTCGTTAAAAGCGGCCAGCGCGTAGATCTGCAGCTGGGGGTTCTCGTCGGCCTCGACCGCGACACCTCGGCCGTACTTCAGGTCCACCACGATCAGCTCGTCGGCCGTCAGGATCACCACGTCGCTGGTGCCGTGGGCGTCAGGCTCACCGGTGATGCTGCTGATCGGCAGGCGCTGCTCGACCATCAACACGCCACGGGTTGAGTTGACCACCGCCCGGACGTAGTCAAGGTAGTCCTGCACGGCCAGCACCATCTCGCTGTTGACGCCGTGGCCCTTGCCCATGACGCGGCCCTCGTAAGCCTTGGCGTCGGTGTTGGTCTCCAGGCACAGGGCGGCCAGCTCATGGGCGTCGGTGCCCTCGTCGGCAAATTTGCTCGACGTGTCGGGCAGGTCCTTGCAGAGGGCGACGCTGCCGGGGCAGGCCATCCAGCGCACGGCGCTGCTGGGGGATAGCTGGGCGTGGCTCATGACAGCGCTGCGACAAAGTCTGCGTACTGCTCGACCTTCAGCTCGGTGCCCTTTTTGGCGCCGAACTTGGCCAGGGTGGCGACGACGTGGTCGCGGTTGGCCTTGACGCCGTCGGTGATAGCCTTGGACACCTGGTCGTAGGTGATGGGGTCAGCAGCAGTCGAGGCTGGAGCAACGGCTACCGCAGACGCTGCAGCAGGGGCTGGTGCGCTGGTTGTGGACGCGGGCGCAGCGGCCTCCACCACCTTGGCAGTAGTCTGGCCAGAGGCAGTGGCCGCCTTGGCAGCCTGGGCCTTTGGGGCGGAGCTGGCCGATGCGGTGGCCAGGGCGGTCATGGTGTCGATCAGCGCCTTCATGGTGGCGGTGTTTTCTAAGATGGCGGCTTCTAAAGACATAGTTAGCTTTCGGGGTTGGTGGTTGGGAAAGGGTTAAACGGCGACGGCAGCACGCACGTCGGCCAGCGCTCCAAGGGCGTCTTGCAAGGCGTCGGCGTCGGCCAGGTCGTGCTGGGCCAGCAGCTCTTTGACGGCTACCGCCAAGGCCAGCTGGGCTTTGAGCTCGTCTGGCTTGTCAATTTCCAGCTCCTTGAGCACGGCGATCAAGCCTTCGTGTTCGTCGGCCTCGTCAGCCAGATCCGACAGCCGAACGGCCAGCTCGATCTCGGTGGCGCTGGTGGTGAGCGGGTCGCGGCTGTTCTCAAAATGGCGCAGCAGCTCATCGGTTGTGAGGTTTGTCAGCATCACTGGGCTCCTTGGACTGCCACCAGACGGCGGCGGGTTGTGCATACCAAATCACCGGCGGGGGTCCACCGGGCTTCTGAATTCGGGCCGCGCTCTGCCGTGCAGATTGCTTGGCCTGCAGCTTCGCGGCGGGCCGTACCTGCCTCGGTAGCCTGCGCAGCTCGCAGCTCGCTGGCCTGGGCCCACTCGAGATGGTGGTCGTCAGGGCCGTCGAGGTGCCAGGCGCTGCCGAGGGCCAGGCAGGCCAAGGCGGCGATGAGCCATCTGTTGGTGATGGCGGTCACGCTGCCACCTCTTGCACAGCGGTGCATACAAAGGGTTTGCTCCAACGCCCAATTTGCAGCTGGACATAGTGGCCGCAGTCGAAGTAGTCGGTCTGGCTGTCGCTGCGGTCGTAGTTGTCGGTGTTCAGGGCGAGCACGATTGACCCCAGCGTGGCGCGGACGGCGCAAGTTTTGAACGCGCGGGGGTAGTGGTAGGGGTTGACGGTGAAGTGGGTGGCGGTCTCGGGATCGAAGTACTCGGACTTGTTGCGGTCCTTGATCAGCTCAAACGGCGCTGCGGCGATGGTGCACACGATGGTGCTGTGCTGGTGCACGGCAAGGTTGTACTTCCAGCCCTGCGGCATGACTTTCCTCAGCTCGGCTGCGATCCGACTCTTTTTTGCTTGGTCTACGAATGCCATGATGAAAACTCCTGTTTAGTTGAATTAATTAAACCGACAGGATAATCATATATCAACCAAACAGATTCAACAACGAAATAGTTTATTTATTTTTAGGGTTGCGCCCTATTTACATGCAGAAGGGGGGGGTATCCTTCAGTCTCATCACTAAAGGGATTGGTTTATGAGCGGATTGATACCCCAAGTTAAATATTTCGCTGGGGCGAAGGTGCTTTTCCTGCCGGGGGGCGGGTGCCTGTCGGTCTATTCCGGTGGGGCCTTCAGCGTGGCCGCGCTGGGCCAGGTGGTCGATCACCTGGGCGTGGCGTGGGCGGGGGAGTCCAGCTACGTGGCCTACTGCGGCCACGCGGACGTGCAGTTTGACTGGGAGGCGGTGGCCCACAACACGAAGATACGCACAAGCCTGGGCCAGGCGGCATGCTCTGTGGTGGTGAGGCCGAGCGAGCTGGCGTCAGCCGACCGGTTTTGCCGTCGGCTGACGGCTGCGGGTGTGCCGCGTATGGCGTTTACTACAGGGGAGGAGGTGCAGGCGCGTCAGTGGGCACTTCGCGCCGGAGTGCTTGTATCAGCAAGGCTGTGCAGCCGTGGAAGCATTCGAGTTTGACTATCGGGTCCTCGATCTTGTCGAACCATTCGGCCAGCATCTGACCTTGCGCTGACAGGGCGGCCGCCGGCACCGCCTGCGCGCTGTAGCGGGTGGCTGGCTCGACCTTGGGCCGGGGCGCGGCCACCGCGCCTGACGGTTGCACGATGGCCTTGGCCAGCTCATCCATCAGGGTGCCTGAGTCCAGCACCTGGGCCAGGCCAGCCACCCGACTGACGGGCACCTTACCCCTAGACCACCACATGCCGAGCGCCTGCTCGGTGATCTTGTCACCGCATGCACTGAGCGCCTGCGCGAGCTCGCGCTTGCTCAGGCCTGCGCGGTGCATTTCGTCTGCAAGAATCCTGATAACAGGGGCGGTAGTCATGTGTGTAGGTGTGTTCTTAAACAATTGGTTGTTATTCTAGCCCGTTTTTTGCAGTTTGAATACCCGGCTAATCTAAGTAGTTTTACTTGTCAATCTTTTTATTAAATTTACTTGTGTGATTACCTAGATATCATCCTTACAGTTGAGTTTTATGTTGCAGGTAAACCAAACGGATTGATATGACAAAGAAAATGAGCAAAACAACGGGCCTGGCCTACGCCTGTGAGACGGCGGGCAACCAGGCCCGCCTGGCGGAGGGGCTGGGCGTGACCCAGCAGGCAGTATCGAAGTGGGTCCGCCAGGGCTGGGTGCCGCTGGCCCGTGCCCGAGAAATTGAGGTGCTGTGGGGTGTGCCCCGCGCCCGCACCATGAACCCGAGGGTGGCCGACTTGGTCTCAGGCAGGTCCCAACTCGCCCAAAGTTAGGCCGCCACTGTGATGGCCCAACCCAAACAACCGTCCGCCTTCAACGGCGACAACATCCCCGCCACCATCAAAGCCAACAACCGCTGGGCCCCCTGGAAGGCGATCTTCAACGAGAAGCGCGGCAAGTTTGACAAGATACCCTGCACCACCACAGGCTACGGCCTGAGCACCGCCAAGCCGGAGCGGTGGTACAGCTACGAGCAGGCGCTCGAGGCCTTCACCCGCAACCCGGCCCTTTTCGCGGGGGTGGGGTACGTGATGACCGGCCCCCATGGGGTCGTCGGCATCGACCTGGACGGGTGCGTGCGTGACAACACCATCGACGACTGGGCTCTGGAGGTGATCGAGACCCTGGCCAGCTACACCGAGCTGTCACCGTCAGGCAAGGGCCTGCGCATCCTGGTGGAGGGCAAGATCGCCAGCGACTGGACCAACCATGAGGTTGGCATCGAGGTCTACGGCGGCCTGGAGCCGCGCTTCCTGACCGTCACCGGCCAGCGCCTGAAGGTGTCGGTCCATGAGCTGGCCACCCCACCCGCTGAAGCTCTGGAGGGGCTGGCCCAGGCCTACGCGAAGGTCAAGAGCGCGTCCAACGTCATCAGCCTGCAGCTGCCTGACCTGATCGATGAGCTGGACGGGTGGCCCGATATAAATGGGCTGGGGCTGCCGTACCAGGCGAGCGACTTCCTGGCCGAAGGCACCACCGGCACCGACCGCAGCCGTACCCTGTTCACCACCTCGGTGGCGCTGTACGCGGCCGGGCTGGACGACGCCCAGGTGCTCACGGTCTTGACCAACAACGAGCACGCGATGGAGGTGGCCCTGAGCCACCGACGCTACGACCACGACCGGGCTCTGATGTACCTGTGGGTGGAGCACTGCCAAAAGGCCAAGGCCCGGGCCACCAGCAAGACCGCTACGGCTGATGATTTTGAGGATATTTCTGAGCCAAAAGGGAATGTAACGGGAATTGTTCCCGCCCCAGCAAAGCCGATCCGCTTTCAGTTCAGCCAGGCGGCCGATTACCTGAACCGCAGGCCGGTGCAGTGGCTCATTAAAAAGGTACTGCCGCAGGCGGATGTGGGGGCTGTCTTCGGGGAGTCGGGCGCGGGCAAGTCTTTCCTGGCGCTGGACCTGGTGATGGCCATCGCTGCGGGCACGCCGTGGCGCGGCCATGAGGTCAGCCAGGGCACGGTGGCCTACATCGTGGCCGAGGGGGCGGGGGGCTTCACCACCCGGCTGCGCGCCTACGCCGAACACCACGGGGTGGACCTGGCCAACCTGCCGGTGCATGTGCTGGGTGACGCGCCCAACTTCCTGGAGAAGGCCGACATCAAGGACCTGATCACCGCCACCAAGCCGCTGGCCCCCCGCGTGATAGTGGTTGACACCCTGGCCCAGGTGACCGCTGGCGGCAATGAGAACAGCGGCGAAGACATGGGCCGTGCGTTGGCCCACTGCAAGGCGCTGGGCGTTGCCACCGGCGCCATGGTGCTGCTGGTGGCCCACAGTGGCAAAGACAGCAGCCGGGGCCTGCGGGGTTGGTCTGGCATCAAGGGGGCGCTGGATGTGGAGATCCTGGTCGAGCGCAGCAACAAGTACCGCAGCGCCACCATCACCAAGATGAAGGACGGCGACGGTGAGGGTGAGGAGTTCGCCTTCAGCCTGGCCAGCGTCACCGTGGGCCAGGACGATGACGGCGACGACATCACCAGCTGCGTGGTGCAGCACGGTGCCAGCGTGCCCAAGGCCCAGCGCAAGACCGAACCAAAGGGCGCCAAGCAGCAACTGGTGATGCGCATGGCTGTCGCCCTGACCGACCTGCCGGGGGCAGTCACCACATCGCAGCTGGTCGATGCGTGCGTGGCTGAACTGCCTGTCGAGGATGGCAAACGGGACAACCGGCGGCGGGATGTGCTGCGCGCTTTGGAGTCGTTGGTGGGCGCCAACGCGGTCTCGGTGACCGGAGGCCTGGTGGAGGTTTTATGAACGACGTGACGACCCCCGACGGCCGCATTTTCTACTGGCTGGCCAACATCCCCCACGCACGCAAAGACCAGTCGTTGACTGAATTGGCGATCTGGCATTCGGCCTGCGTGGTGTGTGGCGGGTCGTTTACTGTGGCCACACCTCTTGAGTTTTCGACCAGCAAAGCGTTCGGCCGCAAACGCTGTGACGAGCACAAGCTGACGACACAGGAGGTGTCGAGCCAGTGGTCGAAAGCTGTAAACGCCAGCAAGGCGCAAAAGAAAGCAGGTTCAAGCAAATGAACACGCAAATTTTGCATGCAATTTATGCAGATTCGTATTGATCCATTTACTCCACTCTGCTCCATTGGATCAATTGGAGTCGGTGCAAGTGATCCAAACACTCCATCTCCCTTTGGGAGTGGAGTAATTGGAGCAGGCGATTTATGGAGCGGACGAGCGAATCCGCAGAAAACAGCAAACAGCTTTTTTACATGAAAGGTGAAAATATGACGAACGACCACCAACTCCCCCCGCTGAGCCTGCAGCTACCTTGGGAGGTGCGCATGGCCTTGCGTCGAGCGTTCCTGACCCAGGTGAGTTATGCCGACCCGCTGGCCAGGCTGAAGGCCATCGAGGTGGTGATGGCCAAGGCCAGGTTCGACTTCCCAAAACTGTTTAGGGTCTGACGTGTCGGTCCACATGGTCGGTGTCAACGAGAAGAACCGCAGGGTGGGTGACAGCCACCACAATGCGCGCTTGACCGACCATGAGGTCGATCTGATATTTGAGCTGCACGGGCAGGGCTACGGCTACCGCAAGCTGGCGGCCAAGTTCGAGGTTTGCAAGTCAACGGTGCGCAGCATCCTCAAAGGCTGGTCACGCAATCAGGTGGCCAGTGCCTGGCGGGCTGTGCCTCCCGCCGGCTTGCCACATCCCAACGAAAGGGGTAAGGTGACGGTATGAACAACATCTCTGATGAACAACTTTGCAGAATGCTCGACAACGCCAAACGCGACGGGACCGAAAGGGCTGCGGCTTTTGTGTTCGTGGGCTCGATTCCATTGGCTGTCATTGCGGGCATCTTTGGCTTTGAAGTTTCTTCTGCGGCCAACGCGTTTGTCAGCTGTGTTGGCTATGCATGCGTTCTTTGCGTTATAGCTGGCGTGACAATTTGACCTTGGGGGCGGTGCGCGTAACACCGCGCGCGCGCGTGACAGTGGCGGCATGTTTAAGGAACGCCAACCCATCATCGACGAGATCTGCCAGCGCCTGTCGTTGGGCGAGCCCCTGGCACAAATTTGCCGCGATCCGCACATGCCAGGTGTCACCAGCGTGTGGGAGTGGGCCAAAGATGATCTGAAAGTTTCCGAAAGCATCGCCCAGGCGCGTATAGAAGGCTTTGACGCCATAGCCGGACACTGCCTCGACATCGCTGATGCGCCACCCCCCAGCACCCAGTACGGCACCACCGACAGCGGGGCTGTGCAACATGCTAAGCTGCGCGTTGAAACCCGCCTGAAGCTGCTGGCCAAGTGGGACCCTAAACGCTACGGCGACAAGCAGCAGGTCGAGCACAGCGGCTCGATTGACACGGCGGGCGCCATCATCGCAGCGCGCAGGGCCCGCAGTGGCCGCTGAGTCGTCCGAGCAGCAGCTGGCCCAGGAGATGGGCAACTTCTTCGACGACCCGCTCGGGTTCGTGATGTTTGCCTACGACTGGGCCCACGACCCGGCCCTGCAGGTGGCCAAGCTGCCCAGCCCCTGGGATCTGATCTACGACTACGAGTACGGCCCAGACGCCTGGGCCTGCGAGTTTTTGGACAACCTGGGGCGCCAGGTGCGGGAGCACGACTTCGACGGCCGTACCCCCGTCCCAGCCATCATGGAGGCCATCAGCAGCGGCCACGGCATCGGCAAATCGGCGATGGTGGGCTGGATCGTGGGTTGGATCATGTCAACCCGGCCATACGCCCACGGCACCATCACAGCCACCACCAGCGACCAGCTGTCCTCCAAGACCTGGGCCGAGATTGCGAAGTGGAACAAGCGCAGCATCACCGGCCACTGGTTCGACATCACGACCGGCAAGGGCGCCATGCGGATGGTGCACAAGCAGCACCGTGAGAGCTGGTTCTGTGCGGCCCAGACCTGCCGCGAAGAGAATAGCGAAGCGTTCGCGGGCCAGCACGCGGTCAACTCGACATCGTTCTACATCTTCGACGAGGCCTCGGGCGTACCCAACAAGATCTGGGAGGTGAGCAAGGGCGGTATGACCGACGGCGAGCCGATGTGGTTTGCTTTCGGCAACCCGACCCGCAACACCGGCGCCTTCGCTGAATGTTTTGGTGCGCAGCGCCACCGCTGGCACGGCCAGCACATCGACAGCAGGAGCGTGGCCATCACCAACAAGGACCTGCTGGACCAGTGGGTGGCCGACTACGGCGAGGACTCAGACTTCGTCAAGGTGCGGGTGCGGGGTGTCTTCCCCAACGCCTCGAGCCTGCAGTTCATCGACCGTGAGCGCGTTGAACAGGCGATGGGCAGGCTACCCCTGGCTGAACGCTTTATCGGGCGCACAGCGGCCGTTGGGGTCGATGTGGCACGGTTTGGTGATGACCAGAGCGTGATCCGCACACGGGTCGGGCGTGATGGTGTCGGCATCCCGGTCAAGCGATTCCGCGAGCTGAACACCATGCAGCTGGCCAGCAAGGTGGCCGAGCACATCGACTACATCAAGTCGCTCGGCATGTCCTCCGTCGTCTTCGTGGATGGTGGCGGCGTCGGTGGCGGTGTGGTGGACCGACTGCGCCAGCTGAACCACGATGTGGTCGAGGTCCAGTTCGGCGGCAAGGCGGACGACGACCGGAAGTACCTCAACAAGCGGGCCGAGATATGGGGCCGATTGAAGGAGTGGCTGACCCTCGGCAGCTTGACCAAGGACGAGGCCACCGTCACCGACCTGACCAGCGTGGAGTACCAGTACACCGCGAAGGACCAGATCCAGCTCGAGAGCAAGGAGCACATGAAGTCGAGGGGCCTGGCCAGCCCGGACGACGGTGACGCGCTGGCCTTGACGTTCGCCTACCCGGTGCCCGAGTACCAGCTGCCGAAGGATGAAAACAGCTCACGGGGCAACCCCCGCCGCGAGTACGACCCCTACGAGTCCCTGCCAACCTAGCGGTGCGCGTAACCGGCCGACCAGCGGCCACCATGCAGCCTACGAATAACCGAAGGCCGACATGAGCGAGATTGTGCAGACAGCGACCGGGATGGTGAGCGAGACGGCATCGGTGCTGTCGCTGCTGCCTGCCGGCGGCACGCTCGAGGACAAGATCTTTGCGCTCGAGGCCATGATGCTGGAGCAGCCCCAGGTGGATACACCCCTGCGGCATTGGTTCTGCAACGGCATGTACGCCCGTGAGTTCGCAGTCCCTGCCGGCACCCTGCTGACGGGCGCCATTCACTTGGACGACTCGATTGCTGTGATGCAGCAGGGCCGCGTCCGCGTGGTCAATGCCGACGGCACCGAGCAAGACATCACCGCACCGGCCACCTTCATTCAATCGGCTGGCCTCAAGCGCATTGGGCTGGTGATGGAGGACATGGTCTGGACCACTTTCCACACCTGCAAGGCGACCAACGTCGAGGCCGCTGAGCTGGAGCTGGTGACGAACGAGCGGCCCAGCCCCATTCAACTTACCGGCCGCGTGCGGCTGACAGGAGAACACCCATGAGTTTCATGCTCGCTGCCGTCAGTGTGATGGCTGTCAGTACCTACATGCAGTACGACTCAGGCAAGAAGGCCGCCGCTGCGCAGCAGCAAGCCGCTACCCAGGCCACTGCAGCCGCGACAAAAACCGCAGACCAGGCTGATCAGGCCATGAACCTGGCCAACGCCAAGCAGCCCGACATCGCTGCGTCGTCATCGGCCAACAGCCTGGCGGCTAAGGGTGGGGTGGGCGGCACGATGCTGACCGGTGCCCAAGGTGTAGACCCCAACAGTTTGCTGTTGGGCAAGAAAACATTATTGGGGAGCTAACCATGTGCGGAGCTATTTTTGACGGAGTGAGCAATATTTTGGGCCCCTTCGCCAGAGTCTTCACCGGCGGCGAGTCGGGTGGCCAGGCTGCACCGGCACAAGCGGCAACAGCACAAGCTGCGACAGCACAAGCTGCAGAAACCCCCGCCGCTGCAGCAGCACAGGCCTCAAAGGCGGCCACCATCACCGGCGCGGGCAGTACCGTCGGCCGTGCCGACACCGGCGGCGTGGGCGGCACGATGCTGACCGGCGGCTCGATGACAGCGGGCGCCACCTTGGGCAAAACTACTTTGCTGGGCGGCTAAGCTATGTCAGAGATCGCACCACGCGACAGGATCTACACCCGCTGGGGCGCGCTCAAGTCGGAACGTTCGACTTGGTTCAGTCATTGGACTGAGATCAGCGACTTCGTGCTGCCGCGTGCAGGCCGCTTCTTTATTCAAGACCGCAACCGTGGCCAGAAGCGGCACAACAACATCTATGACAACACCGGCACGCAAGCGCTGCGGGTGCTGGCGGCCGGCATGATGGCTGGCATGACATCACCGGCCCGGCCGTGGTTTCGTCTGGCCACACCGGATGCCGACCTGAACAAGTCGCCGACCGTGAACCTGTGGCTGAGCCAGGTCACCAAGCTGATGCTGGACATCTTCGCCAAGTCGAACACCTACCGCTCGCTGCATTCTGGCTACGAGGAGCTGGGGGCCTTCGGCACCATGTCCAGCATCATCATGCCGGACTACCAGAACGTGATCCATCACTACCCGCTGACCACCGGCGAGTACTGCCTGGCCCAGAACTGGAAGGGTGAGATCGTCACCATGTACCGCGAGTTTCAAAAGACCGTGGGCGAGATGGTGACTGAGTTTGGCCGCGACAAGTGCAGCACCTCCGTGCAGAACCTGTGGGACCGAGGCAGCCTGGACCAGTGGATCACCATCGTGCATGCCATCGAGCCGCGCACCGACCGCGACACCAGCAAGCGCGACAGTTTGAACATGGCGTTCAAGTCGGTCTACTTCGAGATCAACGGCAACAAGGACGATTACCTGTCCGAGTCCGGCTTCAAGAACTTTCCTGCATTGGCTGCACGTTGGGCCACCAGCGGCGGCGACATCTACGGCAACAGCCCGGCGATGGACGCGCTGGGCGACATCAAGCAGCTGCAGCATGAGCAGATGAGGAAAGCCCAGGGCATCGACTACTTGACCAAGCCACCGCTGCAGGTGCCGGCCAGCATGAAGGGTCGCGACGTGGACACGCTGCCGGGCGGCATCACCTTCGTGGACCAGGCCGGGCCAGCCGGCGGCATCCGAACAGCGTTTGATGCGCGCATTGATTTGAGTCACCTGCTGGGTGACATCCAGGACGTGCGCGGCCGCATTCGGGGCGCCTTCAGTGCGGATCTGTTCTTGATGCTGGCCAACGGCACCAACAGTGCGATGACGGCGACCGAGGTGGCTGAGCGGCATGAAGAAAAGATGCTGATGCTGGGGCCGGTGGTCGAGCGCTTGCATTCGGAGATGCTGGACCCGCTGATCGAGACTACCTTCGAGCACATGCTGGCCGCCGGCATCGTGCCGCCAGCACCGCCTGAACTGGCGGGCATGGACCTGAACGTGACGTATGTGTCGATGTTGGCCCAAGCCCAGCGCGCTATTGCCACCAACGGGGTGGACCGCTTCGTCGGCAACCTGGGCCAGATTGCCAGCTTCAAGCCGGACATCCTGGACAAGTTCGACAGCGATGTCTGGGCCGACAAGTACAGCGACATGCTGGGTGTGGACCCTGAGTTCATCGTGGCTGGTGACAAGGTCGCCCTGATTCGTCAGCAGCGGGCCCAGGCCCAACAGCAAGCCCAGCAGGCCGCACAGATGGAGCAGGTGGCGAGCGCCGCCGGCAAGCTGGGTGGTGTGCAGACGCCTACCGGCAACGCAGGCAACGACGTGATGCAGGCCTTTTCTGGCTACACCTCGCAATAACTCAACCAGGACACAACTATGGCCGACATGAACATCAAGGGCGACGACATGGCCATGCCTATGTCGGACTACAACTGCTGCCCCACCATCTACCTGAGTGACGAGCAATGCGAGGCGCTGGGCATCACGACGGCACCGGCGCCGGGCACGGTCTACATGCTCAAGGTGCGCGCTGTGGCCACGCGGGTGACCGCTGAAGTTGAGGAGGCCGACGAGGTCAAGGCCGAGGGCGACAAGCCCGACATCAGCTTGACCCTGCAGCTGTCCGACATCGAGATCATGCAGGGCGGTGGGCAGGACACTGCGTCATTGCTCTACGGCGATTGAACAGCATGCGGGTGGTGCGCGTAACACGCAGCCCCACCCTTAATCTCGCGTCGTGAACCACTACGACCCACTCGATATTGAAAGCCAGGACAAGGTCCGGGCTGTGCGCGCAACCCGCGAGCAGCTGGCCGACCAGGCCGATGTCGATGACGTGAAGTGGCTGATGTCTTCTAAGCGCGGTCGGCGAATTTTATGGCGCACGCTGGAGCGGGGTGAGGTCTTCAAGCTCTCATTCAACACCAACAGCATGTCCATGGCGTTCGCCGAGGGTCGTAAGAACGAGGGTCTGCGGACCCTGGCTCTGATCCATACCGCCAGCCCTGACCTTTACTCAACCATGATGAAAGAGTCCCGCGAATGACCACCGAATCCCTCATGACTGACGGTGCCCAAACCACACCCGCCGCCACGTCGTCCCCCGCACCGGCATCAACCACAAGCGCCCCCGTGACGCTTGCGGCTGGCGCCGATGCAACTCAGCAGGCACCTACCGATGCGGCAGCGGCTAACCCCGCCGCCAAGACGGACGCGCCAGCAGCACCACCTGAGAGGGTGGCGCCTGAGTCGTACGAGTTCACTGCACCGGAAGGTACGCAGATGGACGAGGGCGCGCTCAGTGACTTCTCGGCCCTGGCCAAAGATCTCAAGCTGACCCAGGTGGAAGCGCAGACCGTGATCGACAAGATGGCCCCTGCGATGCAGGCCCGTCAAGCCGACGCCATCCAAAAGGCCTCAGACGCCTGGGCGGCGAGTGCATCGAGCGACAAGGAATACGGCGGCGACAAGCTGACCGACTCACTGTCGTCCGCAAAGAAAGCGCTCGACGCTTTCGGCACACCCGAGCTGCGCACGCTGCTGAACGACTCACGGCTCGGCAACCACCCGGAGGTTATTCGCCTTCTGGTGCGCGCTGGCAAAGCAATCAGTGAGGACCGCATGGTCACTGGTGGCGCGGGTCCGGCAACGGCCAGCACCAACACAGCCAAGTCCCTCTACCCCAATCAGTCTTAAAGGAAAACTACCATGGCTACTCTTTCTTCTGGCGCGCTTACTCTGGCCGACTGGGCCAAACGTCTCGACCCCAACGGCCAGGTGCCGAAGGTGGCTGAGCTGCTGTCACAAACCAACGAAATCCTTGAGGACGCCGTCTTCATGGAAGGCAACCTGCCGACCGGTCACCGCCTGACCATCCGCACCGGCCTGCCGCAAGTGTTCTACCGCATGATTAACCAGGGTGTGCCGACTTCCAAGTCCACCACCACCCAGATTGACGAAGCCTGCGGCATCCTGGAAGCCCGCAGCCACATCGACGTGGAGCTGGCCAAGCTGAACGGCAACACCGCCGCCTTCCGCTTGTCTGAAGACCAGGCCTTCATCGAGGCGATGAACCAAACCATGGCCGGCGCCATGTTCTACGGCAACCCATCGACCGACCCGCGTCAGTTCCTGGGCCTGCAGACCCGCTACAGCTCGCTGTCGGCCGGTAACGGCGGCAACATCATCGACGCCGGCGGCACGGGCACGAACAACGCCTCGATCTACCTGGTCGTGTGGGGTGAGAACACCGTCTTCTGCCCCTTCCCGAAGGGCACGAAGGCCGGTTTGATGCACCAGGACCTGGGTGAAGAGTCGGTGCCTGACAGCAACAACAACTTCTTCCAAGCAATGCGCGCGTTGTACCAGTGGAAGAACGGTATCGCTGTGAAAGACTGGCGCTATGTTGTTCGTATTGCGAACATCAACGTGACCGACCTGACCGGCCAGTCCACCACCCAGTCATCGACTGCCGCGACGCAGATCATCAACCTGATGAGCCGCTCGCTGGACCGTGTGCCTAACCTGAGCATGGGCCGGGCTGTGTTCTACGCCAACCGCACCGTCTACTCGATGCTGCGCGTCGCGGCACTGAACAAGTCGAACGCTGCTTTGAGCATTGAAGCCGCATTGACCCAGTTCGGTACGCCTTACGCGCTGACCAAGTTCATGGGTGTGCCACTGCGCAAGGTGGACCAGCTCTTGAACACCGAAAGCCGTGTGGTCTAAAGCAAACCGGGGCCTCGGCCCCTGTTTCACACCCAACATTTTAAGGAAAACATCATGATTCTCGACAACTTCTCCTTCCTCTCCGGTGCCATCTCGGCCACCGGCGCCCTGACTGGTCAGCTGGTGACAGCCAACAGCGCCGTCTCCACCAACACGATGGACCTCGGCCCGTTGACGTTGGGTGGTAACCAAGTCGGTGACCTGGGCGCCGGCACTGAGATCAACGTCGCGTTCAGCATCTTGGTGGCGCCTGCTACGGCCACCACGGTCCAGTTCCAGTTGATCCAGGCTGACGATGCTGCACTGTCCAGCAACGTGCAGGTCATCAACCAGACCGACGCTTTCCCGATTGCTTCACTGCCAGTCGGTACGTTGATTCCGCTGGGCATTGACCAGGCCGCACCTTACGCACCGAAGCGCTACCTGGGTGTTCGCTACATCGCCACTGGCTCAACAGTCACTGCGCTGTCGGTCACTGCGGCGCTGGTGAAAGACCTCCAGTCGGCGAAAAACATGTACTACAAGTCTGGCTTCGCCGTCAGCTAAACGGATGGGCCCGCCACGCCTCACAAGGGCGCACCTGGCGGGCCTCTCTAACCTACCCACCCCTTCCTCAATCACTGAAAGAAGAGCATGCCCAAGTACCGAGTCAAAGAGCTGTCCCTTATTGGGAACGAACTATTCCAAGCGGGCGCCGAAGTCGAGTATGACGGCCTGCCCGCTGACAACCTGGAGCCGTTGGACGACGAAGGTCGTGCCAAGGCCGCTGAATACACGCTGAGCAACGCCGCCCGCGTCAAGCAGATGATGCTTGAAAACAGCGAGAGCTCAGTCGGCGACCCGGCAGCCTTTGCTGCCTCGGTGGCGGCCGTGCTGAAGGGCTTGTTTGCTGATGGCTTGATCACGGCGACCGGCGACAAGAAGAAAACCAGCAGCCTGGTGTAACCCCGCCGGTTTGATGTTTGCAAGAAGGGGGCCGCGTGCCCCTTTTCTTTTTTGGAGAATATTTTGGCCTCAGTCGTTGACGTATGCAATCAGGCGCTGAGCCATCTGGGCGACAGCGCCACGGTGTCCAGCATTGACCCGCCCGAGGGCTCAGCCCAGGCCGAGCACTGCGCGCGGTTCTACCCGATGGCGCTGGCCGCGCTGCTGGAGATGCACCCGTGGGCCTTTGCCACCCGCCGGTCCACCCTGGCAGCCGTGGCCAACCCATCGACCACCTGGCGCTACTGCTATGCGCTGCCGTCCAACGCCGTCAACTTGATCTCGGTGCTGGCACCGGATGCGACGGACGACTATAGCTCCAGCATGCAGTCCAGCTCGCAGGCGTACGACAACGCATACTCGCAAAACATCGCCGGCGGCGCCTACACCCCGCAAGACTTCAGCCCCGAGACGGACGCCGACGGCAACGACATCATCCTGACCAACCAGCAGGACGCCGTGCTGCGCTACACCGTGCTGGTGAGCGACACCAGCAAGTTCTCGCCGCTGTTTGTCGAATGTCTGGGCTGGCTGCTGGCCTCCAAGCTGTCCGGCCCGGTGCTCAAGGGCGAAGCCGGCATGGCGGCCGGCCAGGCCTGCGTCAAGACCTTTGCCTTCTGGCTGGCCAAGGCGACGGACTCGGACGCCTCACAGCGCCGGGCCACCCCGAAGCAGCAGGTCGGCTGGATGAATGTGCGATGAGCACCCGCAAGCTCACCATGTCGTTCTCGGGCGGCGAGGTCACGCCCGAGTTCTGGGGCCAGATCAGTGACTCCAAGTTCCAGGCCGGCCTGGCCACCTGCCGCAACATGATCGTGCTGCCGCACGGCCCGATTGCCAACCGCCCGGGCTTTGCTTACGTCAACACCGTCAAGACCCCGGCCAAGCGCACGCGGCTGGTGCCGTTCACCTACAGCACCACCCAGACGATGGTGCTGGAGTTTGGCGAGTTCTACGTCCGCTTTCACACCATGGGCGCCACGCTGCTGGCGTCCACCGGCGGCCTGCCTTACGAGGTGGCCACGCCCTATGTCGAGGCCGACTTGTTTGACCTGCATTTTGTGCAGAGTGCTGACGTGCTGACGCTGGTGCATCCGGGCTACGCACCGCGCGAGCTCAAGCGGCTAGGCGCCACCAACTGGACGCTGACGACCATCAGCTTTGTGTCTACCCTGACAACCCCCAGCGCACCGACCGTGACGCCCACCGGTGCCGGCAGCACGGTGTACAACTACGTCGTCACCAGCGTCGGCGCCACCGGGCTGGAGGAGTCGGCCGCATCCGCTGCAGGCAGCGGCACCGGCAACGTGCTGGTGACCGGCCAGTACATGACCATCAGCTGGTCCAGCACCAGCGCGGCACGCTACAACGTCTACAAGCAAAGCAACGGCCTGTACGGCTACATCGGCCAGACCGACGGCTTGACCTTCAAAGACGACAAC